AACACGGGGGTGCCATTGTTTTGAAAAAGAACGGTGTTCCTATCCAGGCGGAAGCTGGGGAGATTGTAACTTTTGATTGGTGGAACGGGGAGATAGCAGAATGAGCGACACAATGAAAGACCTGGAACCTTATGAAAACACTTTAACTATTGATGAATTGCGCCGGGAAGTGCGGTCACTCTGGGACGCCGGTAGGGCGCTTGATCAGGCCCTTATTGACTTGCCCGAGGTTGCCCCTATAGAAACTCTTCCCTTTTTTATGCATGCCGCAATGCACCAGCCAAAGGAAGGTCCGGACTACTGGAATATTGGGAAACAATTGCAGCGTGAGCACGACGGTATCCCATTCAAAACTGAGTATGAATTTGCTGCGGGTCTGTGGAAAATTATTAGGGATGGCATTCTTGCCAGCAGGGAAGTTAAATGAGCGTCGTGGTCATAAGAGACGGGATCATTGCTGCCGATACTGGCGGGTCGATGGGTGAGCTTGAAATTGAATCAGGCAAACTTGTTAGAGAGGGTGACACTGCGATAGGTTTTGTTGGCGCTCACACAGATGGAATGCGTTTCATAGAATGGTATTTCGCCGGACAAGACATGAAAAATCTTCCCGATTTCCACAAGGAAAAATCCGCCGAGTTTTCAGCTTTTGTTCTAAGTCCCAACGGTTGGGAATATTGGACCGATCGGTTTTACCGCGATCTTGATACGCAGCGAAATTCTTTTATGGCAATCGGGATCGGGTATGAGGTTGCCATGGGTGCGATGCACATGGGCGCGACGGCAATACAGGCTGTTGAGGCGGCGTGTGTTTGGATCAGTGGATGTAAGTTGCCTGTTGAATCGGAAAGTATCGATCAACTTAAGTTGCAACTTCAAGATATTGGGCTTAAAGCTATAAGCTCCGGTACAAAAAGTTCCAATCGATGACAAGGTAAGAAGATGGCTAAAAAGAAAGTCAAGGCTGCGAAAAACCCCGTGGGCAGGCCAGTCACGTATACCGAAGCGGTGGTCAAAGTGGCGTGGGCGTATATCGAGAACTACAAAACCAAGTACAAGCATGAATTTCCGAGCGTGGTTGGCTTGTGTTCGGTGTTGGACCGTTCCCGATCGACGCTCTATCGATGGGCTGACGAAAACGCGGGTGAGTATCATAAAGAATTTAAGGATGTTTTGGCGAAATTGAACGAGACGCAAGAGCTCGTGCTTTTGAACAACGGGATCAATAGAACATTCAATTCCAACATCTGCAAACTTGTGCTTGGAAAACACGGCTATCATGAAAAGCTCGACACCGATCAGACTACGAAACTCGTGGTCAGCATTGGTGATGCGGACGCGGCAACGCTGTAAACGAATAATTCTGCGTTATCCGTCTTGACAAACGGCTTTCCCCCTATTATATGTAACTCATACCCTATTTTCAGGAAATGGAGTACTTATAATGATCACCACAATCGAGCGGGCAGTCGAGCGGGTTTACGGAGTAAACACAATCCATCTTCCGATACCCGATCGGGTTATTCAGCTTTACCGGCGCAAACAAATTAATCTGAAACAGCGAGACGCTGCCTTAGACTTTTTCGAAATGTGGTCTAAGCCCCTCACTAACACCCTCGATTATGCCAAGTGGGCGCGCAAACAGGATTCAACCTTAATCCTTTGTTCAAATCAAAAACCAAGTCGAATGAAGATTGTCATCGATCTTATCGTTCTGGGCCGCTCGATATCACAGATCGAAAACAGTCTTGGCATGTCGAACAATACCGCCTTGACTCATTTGAAAATCTCATTGGACCAGTTTCCGGTGAGGGCGATATGAAAGATGATGCTTTTGTATTTGTCGGTAAAATCATCATAACTGTGGGCGTGTGCGCAATGGCGCTGACTCTGACTGTTTGCGCCGGACTTATCATCAATGATCCTGAACCAGCGGCCCTTGTCCGCGATGTCATAATGTGGAGATAGGGACCATGAAATTCCGCGAGAAACCTGTCGTGATTGAGGCTTTCCAGCTTCCGCCGAACATAGTTGAAGATGCAAGCGAAGAACTAGTATCTTTCTTGGCCGAGTCAGAGTTTGATATTTGGACCGAGGGCGGGGTTGTTCGGATCAATACGCTTGAAGGTGTGATGATTGGCAATCCCGGTGATTGGATTATTCGCGGCGTGGCTGGTGAATACTACCCCTGCAAACCTGATATCTTTGAGGCAACGTACGAGCCGGTCGAGGAACTCACGTCCACCATCACAGACGAAGATGTTGAGCGGGGAGTGGCAGCGTGGGTCAAGCCAAAAGGATACCCAACAGATACCAAACGATGGATACGCGACGTCCTCACCGCCTATGTGGAAGGAAAAGACAATGCCATTTGATGCAACGCCAAAACCTATATTAGACCCGTCCGTCCGTGACCTGTTGCCACGCGAGCGCCTGGAGAGGCTAGGAGAGTGGCTGTATGCCGGTGGGCCGGGTAAGGAGGCTTGGGATTACTCCTTTACTATGAATGAGTGCGGAACGATTGGCTGTGCTATTGGGTGGTATCGAAAACTTACCGGGTATGCTGGAAACGGGGAGCCTGAGTTCAACATTACCGGCACTCAACGATTCGACATGTTTATTGGTGTGGGGGATTCTTTTGAGAATAAATCTATGAAACAGATAACCCCCCAAGACGTAGCCAAGGTCATAGATATGGTGCTGGACGGGAAAATCAAATGACCAAACTATTGCGCCGTCTGTTCCGCCGTCGCCGCAAACTCGCGCATTTGGATCACCCAGCATTTGCTAAGACATGGCACGGGCCGGGAACGATACACCTATTTATGAATATGGGGGTGTGGAAATGACGGACTGGCAACCAATCGAGACCGCGCCGAAGGATGGGACGGTTGTTGATTTATGGGCAGATGGCCGGTTAGCTAATTGCCTTTGGGAGCGCCACCTAGATGACCACTGGCGGCAGCAGTATTCGGAAGCGACGGGGTCATCTTTTGGTGTTAGCGATTTGTTGCCAACCCATTGGATGCCATTGCCGGAGCCACCGCAATTATCTAGTGCCGCGCGCGCCGCTCGTAAGATAATGCGCGATCCTGCCAAAAGCAAAGCTGCAAGGGTGGCGGCGGGATCTGATTTGACGCAAAGGCTAAGAGCGGCAACGGGGGGACGTAATGGCGACCCGTAGGGAAAATGAACATGATCTAAAGATGGTCACAGAAGGCGTGATCAAGTGGAAGGCGGCGCTTGTTCATGCGCAGCGCGAATTGTCGCTGCATGAAACACGGCAGAAAAAATTAGTTGAGGCTCTTGCGCCTAAAAGATCGGCTATCCGGGCCAATGTTTCAGACCACGCTTTGCTCCGCTATTTGGAAAAACGCTTTAAACTTGATTTGCCCACATTGCGCGCGGAGATACTAACACCGTACCGGGTTAACGCCATTGAGGCGGGGGCGAATAAGATACGTTTCGATGGCCTGACATTTATTGTTAAAGACCAGACTATTGTGACGGTGATGAAGTGACGATATTCCCCGAACTATTAAAAATCGGTCAGAAAATTACCGGCTGGGTAAAAAAGTGTAAAATTTGCGGCCGCAAATTTATAGCTCGTGTTGATGCTGAATTCTGTTCATCGAAATGCAGACAGAAAGCTTGGAAGGATAAGCGATGAGTTTATATGGATTTCTTGTAATGGCTTTTTTGATTGATGTCAGAGATCTAAGGAACAGAATTCCCTTTGCGTCGATGCAGGCTTGCCTTGTTGCGCGTGCTTTAACTTCTAAAGAGTTAGGGCGCATTGTAAGCAAGTATCGAATTTGCGTTTCAACCGGGGCGGATAAACAATGAGTGAAAACCGGAAGTCATGAAAACAGAAGCGATCGCGGAACTGCTAGAAATTATCGAGGCTGAAACCGGCATCCTTGGCGTTTGCAAAAATGAACCGAATGAGGCTAGTGTCGGCTGGAAAGATAAGGGGGAGTTACCAATGACATTCGGTCATGTTCGTCGCGCCCGGAAAGAGCTGTTCAATTTACGTTTAGCGAATGTGAGAGATACGGGGCAAATGTGAATGGAAAAAGAACTGGAGGATGAGACGGTAAGTCATAGGAAATGGTGTTGCTCGGAATGTGGTTTCATTCTTTGGAAAGAGATCCACGAGTATGCCTCTGGTCAACGTATAACATTTGGAAACAGCCATCTTTGCACATTCTCGCCCCCGCTCGTGTTCCTGACGCAAATCAAACTGAATGACCTTTAAACTAACCGCCAAACAACACCAAGCTATCGAGATATTTTCCGAGGAGTGTACGCATACCCTGCTCTATGGGGGGTCGCGGTCAACGAAAACTTTCACCATTCTTCGGACCATCATTAACCGGGCATTGGCCGCGCCCGGTTCACGTCATGCAGTGCTGAGATTTCGGTTCAATCACGTTAAATCATCCATCGTCTTTGACACGTTTCCAAAGATGATGAAGTTTTGTTTTCCGAATGTAAAATACCATCTTGATAAAACTGACTGGTACGCCACATTCCCGAACGGATCGGAACTCTGGTTCGGTGGGTTAGATGACAAGGAGCGCACGGAAAAGATTTTAGGCCGGGAATTCGTCACGATATTCTTGAACGAATGTTCTCAGATTTCTTACAGCTCATTTCTTATCATGGTCACTCGGTTGGCGCAGAAATGCACATACATGCGCGACGGTGTTGAACATGAAATGCGCCTTAAAATGTTTTGCGATGAGAACCCACCAGCCAAGGGGCATTGGACATATAAATTATTTATTGAGCGGAAAGACCCTGAATCGCGTAAAGCCACCAGATATCCAGAGGATTATAATTCCCTGTTAATGAACCCCGTGGACAATCTGGAAAATCTTCCACAGTCTTATATTAAAAATCTGGACAATCTACCCAAGCGGCAGCGGCAAAGATTCTATCTTGGCCTGTTCGGCGATGAAAGTGAAAACGCGCTATGGACAGATGAAATAATTGAGAAATCGAAGGTTGACGAACACCCCGTTTTGGTTCGGGTTGTCGTTGCGGTTGATCCTTCCGGGGCAGATGATGACGAAAATGTTAATAATGATGATATTGGCATCTTGGTTGCTGGCCTTGGCACCGATGGCTGTGGCTATCTTCTTGAAGATGTAACCCTTAAAGCGGGACCGGCCACATGGGGTAGCGTCGCCGCTAGTGCGTACGAACGTCACACGGCGGATAGACTTATCGGAGAGACCAACTATGGCGGCGCAATGGTCGAATTCGTGGTGAAGACGGCAAACCCTAATATTTCTTATAAATCGGTCCATGCTTCACGCGGGAAGATGATCAGGGCCGAACCAATCAGCGCCTTACATGAAACAGGAAAGATCCGGTTTGTTGGCGATTTCCCCGATTTAGAGGATGAGTTGTTATCTAGTACGACTACGGGTTATACTGGCCCCAAATCACCCAATAGACTGGATGCTTTTGTTTTTGCCATGACTGAATTATTCCCCGGTATGACAGTTGAGAAAAAAGAGGATGAGCCGATTTCTGTTCCCTTCACCAGAAGTAATTGGGGTTAGGAATTGCCAGATAACGCAGTAACCACCGAGACAATCCCCAAAGATGAACAGCTTGACAAATTCAAGCTAGATATTTCCCGCGATGCTGATATTGCCGAGGAGCAAAGGGACGCAGCTAACGAGGACATGCGTTTCGTAAATGTCACGGGTGGTATGTGGGAAGGCGATTTCGCAAAAAACTTTGACAACCATGTCAGGATGGAATTCGACATGGCGAGCGACTTCTCGAATAGGTCGATCGGGGAGTGGAATCAGAACCGGTCGGGTGTTGAATTTAAATCCAATGACTTCAATACGAATGACGATGACGTTGACTTGATCAACGGTATCTACCGCGCAGACTTCCGACAAAACAAGGGAAAACTTGCAACCGATAATGCGGTTGACGAGGCTTATACATGCGGGTACGGCGCATTTAAGCTCGCCACTGAATTCGTTGACGATAGCGACCCTGAGAATTTTGATCAGCGAATTGTATGGCGTCCAATCCATAACGCTTACAATAAGGTATATTGGGATCAATCCGCGGAGAATATCGATAAGTCGGACGCAAGATGGGTCACGATTTTAAAGACCTTCACCAAAGATGAATTTGCAAACATTTGGCCCGATAATGATGCTGTTTCCGCGTACACGCCTCAGACCTTTAGGGGGTCGATTGACATCACCAAACCTGATTTTGTTTTTGTCGCTACCCGGTATCAGATTGTTCGTAAAAAGGAAACGGTTTTTGTTTATGACAATTTCCAAACCGGTGAACGTGAAGCTTATGTCAAGGATGACCACGAGTTAATCGAGAGTGAGTTAGAAGCTGATGACACCCGGCAACTTCTTGGCGAAAGAAAAAAGATTATTCAAACTGTTGAAAGCACCGTTTTTTCAGGTGTGGATATCTTACGCGAAACGAAACGGGTTGCCGGTAAATGGCTTCCTATCATTCCAATGTATGGATACCGGTCTTATGTTGATGATGTTGAACAGTACC